CGTATGGCTGCTTGTGATTATATTCGCAAGAGGATGGTTGAGGATAAGCTGAGGCCGTCTCAGATGGCACGCATGCTCCCATCCGCAGTAGCGCTGACCTTTGTCCGAGATACTTTTGAAATTGAGGCAGATGTACGCCTTGATATGTGCGAGAGAGCTGGAAGAGTGCAACGATGCACTGGCAAATAGGGGTGCCACGCTGTTATCTATGGCTCTGAGGCCAGCGCTTCCGAGCGATCTGACCCGAGAATAGAGGTGGTTAGCAGTAGTGGAATAGTGAAAAGTAGATGTGGCTTTGTACAGTCACATGGGGAAGTGGGAAATAACTTGTTGTTCTACAACAATTCCCTTAGCGTTATGAAGCGGGCTCTGAATGAGAGGCTTTATTTCGTTAAAAGTGCCGGTGGGTTAGTTCCATGTCCTGAGCCTGAGGATGGAGCATTTGACACACTCGCACCATTATGTTCAAGGATAGTAAACAAGATACCAGGTGTTCCTCGCGTATGGACGAACCAAGAGTTTGTTCAATCATATACGGGACCGAAATACAAGCGGTACTTGCGTGCTTCCCAACGATTAGGAGCCAGAGGTCCTTCTCGTCACATGGCAAATTGGAATACTTTTATCAAGGCAGAGTGGTATGACGCAACAATAAAGAAGGATCCATGTCCAAGACTAATTCAACCCAGAACATATGAGTATAATATTTTAATTGGTAGATACATTCGCCCCTTAGAAAAACGGTTGTATAAGGGAATCGACAAGGTGTTTAAACACCACGTTGTTCTTAAGTGTGATAGTCCGTGGCAACGGGCCAAGACTATTAGCACTCACTGGCAAACATTTAACAGCCCATGTTTTATCGGGTTTGATGCCAGCAGGTTTGATCAGCATTGCAGTGTAGCCGCTTTGCAGTATGAGCATTCCGTATACAACAGGTTTTACCAATGTCCAGAGCTCCGAGAGTATTTATCTTGGCAGCTTAGTAACAAGGGGTATGCCACTTGTTCTGATGGAACCATTAAATATTCCGTTGATGGTAAAAGGGGATCTGGAGACATGAACACATCCTGTGGCAATGTGGTAATCATGTGTAGCATAGTCTACGATTACCTTAGCAAACTGGGTGTACATTGGAGGTTCATCAATGATGGAGATGATGGAGGAGTAATGTTAGAATCATCAGACATTCATTTGATGGACGGGTTTGCTGATCATTGTTTGAGGTTTGGCTTTGAAATGGAGATTGAGAAGCCTGTCTTCCAGATCGAAGAAATAGAATTTTGCCAGTCTAACCCTATTGAATTAGCTCCAGGGCAGTATATGATGGTGCGTAATATAAATAAGTGCTTGAAGTTGGATAGATGCTCAATAAACAGTCGCAATTGGGCAATGTACCATGAGATACAACATGCTACTGGTCTTGGCGGACTTGCATTGTACCAGGGTGTTCCAGTACTGGACGCTTGGTATCAGTCCATGCTATCTGATAATGTCAGAGCCAAGGTCATAGATAGATTGTTGGAGGAGACGATACACGTCCGCTCATGGCGCACTTTTGCTCATGCGTCTTTTGCTAGTCAAAATAGAGCTATAGAAGTTGATGAAAGCGTGGCTCGACTTTCAGTGTACAGGGCTTTTGGAATAACACCTGACCAGCAAAAATTGTTAGAAGCATCTTGTAGGGCCATAAAGTTTACAAGCCATAAACTACCACTCGTTAACTCTAGTAAAGAGATACAACAGTACTATTTAGATAGATAACAACAAAACAAACAAAATGACCAAGAGACTAAAACAACGTAAACAGGTTAGGACAAGAAGGATTAGAACCACAAGGGTTGAGGAGGACACATTAGATGAGCATGCTCGTAAAGCCGCTCACATGTACGTTGATCCTTGTGGTGCTGATCTTGTACCTACCGTGTATCCAGGTGATCGGGGCTACATAAACAGGTTTAATAGTGTCTTTGAGGTTGCTACTGGTGCCACTCAGACTTGTGGCATGTGGCTAGCTAAACCAGGAGTAGGAGTCGCCTATAATGTGGGCTTGCTCAACGCTTCGGGCACAGCTGG